GCAGTTGTAGCGTGGCTTGAGGCGTTAGTTTCTGCTGTCTCAGCGTTGGTTTCTGCGGTCTCAGCTGCGGTAGCCGCTCCCAAAGCAGTAGTAGCGTGAGAGGAGGCATTAGTTTCTGCAGTCTCTGCTCCTGTTTGTGCGGTCTCGGCATCGTCTTTTGCCCCTAAGGCTGTGGTGGCGTGAGATGAGGCTGTGTCAGAGTGTCCCTCTGCTATGGTAGCATAAGAACTGGCTGCAGTCTCAGCGTCTAAGGCTATTGTAGAATAAGAACCTGCGTCAGTTGCGTGTCCTGAGGCTGTCGTGGCGTGGGATGAGGCTATCTCCGATTCCTCTTGTGCTATAGTGGCATAAGAGCCTGCTGTATCGGATTCTGTCTCGGCTATTGTTGCATAAGAAGAAGCATTAGTTTCTGCGTCTAAGGCTATGTCGGAGTAAGATTCGGCTAAGATTACCTGCTCATCAAGGTCATAATCCGAGTTCTCTAATGCTGTCTCTGCTGCGTTCCATACCAAACCCTTACCCGCATCAGGTGTAGGTAGTTCTAATGAGGAACCTGTTAAGGAAGAGGTTATATCCACCTTCAAACACCTGTCAAAATCCTCTTCCAACTCCTGAGACTTTAATGTTCTTTTATCAAGGTCATCTTCAAGTGTCTCTGCAGGGAACTGGTTAAAGTCAGAGTAAACCGACTCTTGTAAGTTGGTAGTGTCTCTGTAAACTAATAACTTGTAATTAGCTGTTGATGGGTCTACTAATGAGACTGTCCCCCCTGCTGATGTTATGGTTACTGTATAGTCTGTGGCGTAGGTGAGGTCTGTCGTGGCTCCTGTCGTGGGGATTATCTTACACTTTATATCTTCCTCCCCCCCTATGATGGCGTTGAAGGTGAAGTTGTAGTCTGTCTCTACGCCGTCAAGGATAAAGGTTTGTTTTCTTGTGGTTTTGTCTATAGCCATTTTAGCCTCCTTAACTTGCTATTAAAATAACTGCGGAACAGTAAGCACTATAACTTGCATGTTCATTTTTTAATGAAATTGTAATATTATATGTTGTCCCGTTAGATAAACTTGATACATCTATATCTGAAGCCGTTACCCAAGATGGTGTATCGCTGGTTACGCTTTTGACAGTATTGCTCTGCCCGCCTACGTTTACTGTTAAGATGGCTTCTTTATCTGCGAGCGATGTTCTTGCCCATAACCTCGCATTTATAGTAATAGTAGATATACCGCTTATCTTTTTAAACTTAGATGTTAATATTGTTCTGTTTGTGCCCCTATGAACACCGAAATAATTATAGGTTTCTGTATAGTCATGAAAATCTTTTTTCAAATCTGTGCCACTATACCATCCGCGAGTATTTGTTCCTCCACTATCAGCCCCGTGCCAGCAAAATATTACATTAGATAAAACCGATATACCAGTTAAAGCACTTCCATCTACAGCAGGCAGTTTGCTATCGCCGTCTAACTGGACTAAATTGCTTGCTCCTGTGCCTACCGTTAAACCGTCTTTTAAAGTCTTACTATCAGCTCCGTTCCATTGAGGTACTTTGTCTGCCGTATTGGTTGCGGGGGCGATAGTTTTGGTATCAGCATAAGTCTTTACCGCTTTCTGGGTGGCTATTTTAGTATCAGAGTTATCGGCTAATGTGCCGTCTGTAGAGACGTAGGTTATGGGTATATCATCATCCTGTAACTCGTCAATAGCCTCTTTAGTCCGTAGAGGGGTCATAAACTTCTCATTATTCGTACCAGCCTCAGCGTCGTCTTTCGTAGCCCTGACTAAGGTAGATGGGTCAGGGATTTCCTTATTCTCTAAAGCATCTCCTGCATCGTTCCACCCTATAAAAGCGTCTGCTTCTGGAGTGGGGAGTTCTGAAGATACATCACTTGTTATCGGGACTTTCAAGGTTCTGTCTAAGGTCTCGCTCATCTCTTGGGTAACTAAAGTCCTCTTATCAAAATCACTCTCTACTGTGCTGGCAGGGAATTGGTTGTAGTCCTCGTAAGATGATTCTTGTTTATCTGTCGTGTCTCTGTAGATGGTTATGGTGGCACTTGTTGAGGCGTAGGCTACGGTTACTGTCCCGCCTATACCGTCATCGTTTATATCTACTGTATATTTTAGGACATCGTCTTCGGTCGGGGTCTCTGGGAGGTCGGCTAAGTAAGTCATATCCGTATCCGTCCCTGCTACTGTCCTTATACATTTAATATCTTTTCTTGTGGTAGTGTCTACGCTCATGTTATCTCCTTATTGGAATTTTATAGTTCCTTTCTCCTTCTTCTTATAAAAAAGATACTCTGTCCAATGTTTATCCCCTCTTATAAAGGCGCTCATATCTTTTACTGTTAAATAGAGAGGAATATGTATTTTGGCTGAACTCTTTATCATATACACAGCTTGAGCCCTCTTCCATTTCTCGTGGCTCGTATTACCTAAGTTTGTGAAGTATTGGTATAAACCTAAAGCAAGTTGTGCAGAAGGTGGAAGAGATGTCGGGGCTGTCCCAAGCAGGTAACTTCTCCCGTAATCTAAGGAGCTTAAAACAAGTCCTCCCAATATTAAATATTTTAAATAATTAAACCTATCGCCTAAGGTAAGTAGTAGGTTTTTGTCGTAGCCTGTATGTCCCGTAAATGCCCTTGTAGCCGATTCTCTATGAAATACAGCCCAATGATTCATCCACCAACTCTGTAATCTTGTAATACCAGCTAATGATTTATAGCGGAATATCTCGGGCATATGGAGTCCTAAGTATCCGTATTGGGTAGTATGAGCCCCATATTCCATTTCCTTAAGTAGCTTGGCTTCCTCACTTGGATAAAAGAAATTACTGTCCTCTGTATATGTCCTTTGAGGGTCAGCCCAACCGTGTTCTTTATATTCAGGGTTTTGGATTTTGTCGGCAGTCCAATGGTAAGCTGTGTCCATAGTTTGTGAGACATTAGATAATGCTGTCCATTGATAAGGAGCAAGTCCTGCCTTTGTTAGTTTATCTACCATCTCTAAAGGTAAATCCTCAAAACCAGAATAAGACTTTAAAAATAAGCTGTCAGTTTTAAGTCTCTTTAACGCGGGGAATTGGTTATCTGATAAGAAACCTTTTAAGGTGCTGTTGACCCCGTAAAGGCTTAGGTTTTGTATAAGCTGGAATTTGTTTCGTATTAACTGTCGTGGGTTAAAACCTGCCATAGCCCCATAAATAGGCAATCTACTTATCTTAGAAATCAGGTCTGTTACAGGCTTTTTACTTAAATGTTTTCCGAAAGGCTTAAGGATAGCATTAACCAGTCCTTTGATAGGTGTGTCGGTAACCCATAGATTAACGCTTTCGTCTAAAGCTGTCTGTCTATCCCCTAAGACTATATTAACATAATCAAGCAACCATTTTTTAGTAGATGCAGGCATTACAACCTGCTCGTCATATATCTTTTTCTCTGCAGGTGTAAGGTTATCGTAGATGGGTTTGTCTTTGGTTAAAGCTCCTAAATAACTGTTTAATACCTTTTTAGGTATTGTAAGATGTTTTACTTTTAATGCTGTCCACACCATAGACTTCATAACATAAGGAAGGTCTTTACTAAAGTGTTCCAGTAAGTCGTCTCTTAGTTTTCTGTGCATAGTCATAGGGTTGTAAACTTTTTTACTAACAACCTGCTCCGACCAATATTTCAACCCTTCCGGTAATGGATATTTCCCCTCTAAAACTTCCTTACTCATCTCATCTGCTATATGTCTAAAGTATGCCTTTATACCTTTAATCTCAGGCAACCCCACACTCCTATAAACCTCGTTTTGAACGTCTAACATTTCTCTTCTTAATGCATCAAAATAATCAAAAGCCTCTTTTTCTTTACCTGTCATATCAGGAGTAGCTTTCTGTAGAGTGTTTAACTTAATAGCCATCTCTTCTGGAGAGATTACCTTCTTAATATCTTTGTTTACTTTGTCAATTTGGTTGGCTATTTGTGCATATTCTTTTTGTAGCTCCACCTTACCAACCTCTAACGGCTCTACAAGTTTCTTAACTCCTAACAAATCCGCATATCTTGATTGAGATGTTATCAACTTCGCCGGCGTAGGCTTTTTAAACTTAGACTGGAAGAAGTCTTGGGGGACTAAAGCTGTCTTTCTGGTAATTGTAGGTGGAACTAATCTACCGCCCCTATATGTCGGTTCAGGTAGTCTTTGGAGTGTATTTATAAACTCGCCAGCCTGTTCTTGGGTCATATCTTTAATAGAGGTTACCCCTGTTATACTTTTAGCTAAATACCTATACTGTGGTTTGGGTTTACCTTTTTCGCTTATAAGAGCTTTTTGTTTAGCTATTATATGGGCTTGGGCTTTTTGTTCCGGAGTAGCTTCTATCCCCTCTACAGGCTTAGTCGGGGGTTGGACTACATCTGCCTTTACTATAGAAATTTTGCTTTGAGCTTCGGGGAAAACAACTATTTGATTTGTTGTTTTGCTTCCAACTATTTCAATGCCATCAAATCCTTGCTGTTTGTATTTATCCTGTATCTTGTTTTCGTAGTTTTCTGGTAATACTTTGGTTTTCTGGTTTCGTAGTGATTCGACATCTTTACTCCATTGTTCTGGTGTCATTTCTTTCAAATTTAGTTTGTTTATCTGAAAACCTTACAATAGAACCTTCTTTATACAACTCTTTTACCTTAACACCTCTGTTTTCCAAGAATAGTTTTAACGGTGCAAATGCTCTCCTGACAGCATCTGCCTCTGATGGATTTGCTACTCTTGTTACCGCAAACTTTGCCGCACTTAACGCTCCTCTTGCTATTGGGACTTCAAGCCCAACTGCTGTTCCAAATGAAGCCATAGCAATATACCAATTAGGAGCGTCTTTACCTGTGATTGACTTATAATAGTTCTGCCATATTTTTCCATAATTGCCATACTCTTCTTTTGGTATTTTTCTAAAAGGAATATACCCTTGAAATGCTTTTTTAAATGTCTCCCCAAAAGTATCCCCTGTCGGCTTTTGTATTTCAGTAGCTATGGTGGATACTGGCTGTTCTATGAATCTCCAATATGGCCAGCGAACAACTTTAGCGACCTTTAAAGCAGTTTTTAAAACATCCTTACCGCCTTCCTTAGCACTTTCTTTCAAAACCTCACCTATTTTAAGAGGATTTCTATATGGCTTTGATGTTGTTATATCAAAAGCTGGCGACCTCTTGGGGTTCTCTTTGTTTAGTACAGGGATTGCCGTTGATAAATCAAATTTCATTCTACTTCCTCTATTCTCCCATCAGGATAAACTATTGCTTTATTCCCGTTAGCATCTATCATTAACTGGCCTTTATTGGTTAAAGACTCTATGTCAGGTTTAATGTCCTTTCTTGTGTCAATAACGGCTTTAGATATAGCTGAGCTTACCCCATCCCCACTCCTTAGCCGGTTAAATAAATTCTCTAACATCTTGCCTTGAGGTAAATTCTCTTCAGTCATCCACTCCCAAACAGCCTCCCAGAAGTTTTTAGGGGATTTATTCTCTCTTAAAAAGGCTAATAAATATGACTTATCTACTGGTTTAAGTTTACTATTAACTATCTCTTCCAGTATTTTGTCTGTGGTTTTATCGACTTTGGATAAACTTGTTATCACAGATTCATAAGCCCCTACATCAAACTTACCAGTTTTTGTTATTTCTATATTTTTGGAGTGATTTACTAACGCTGCAAGCAATATACCAGCCTGCTCTGACGATAACTCACCGCTATTTAAGGCTGTGTTTATCTCGTTAGTATCTCCATCTCCTTTGACTATTTTTTCGGCTAAGGTCAAAGTATTTTCCATCTGCTTTGAATCTAACTCTATCTGGGCTATCTTTTCTCTGTCTTCTATAAGCGACTCAGCATTCTTTTTAGCCTTATCTCTCTCTTTGGGGGTTAATGGGTATTCGTTTATGTTCTCTAAAAATGTTTCAGGGTCTACATAGGCATCATTATCTACCTTAGCCTTTATAGAAGCCTGTCTAATATTATCAGCCTCTTCCTCACTAATAATCCCCTTCTCCTTGAATTCGTTCAGCGTTGTGTCTATAGATGGCAGGAATTGGTCTATGGTTGTGTTTATTATATCGTCTTGTATGTTATCCCCTAATCCTCTCTTACCAGCTTCTAATTCCTTTTTCTTGAATATGTTTTGGATTTTGGCTTTGTTAAGCGCCATATCAGCATCAAGCTGAACCCCTAACATCTCCCTCGCACGGGCATTAGTTACCCCTGATAGGTTCTCTTTTGCTGTTTTATTTAACTCTTTATAATAAAACTCCTCATTATTTATATCATTATCGTTTATGGCTGCATTATATAACTCTGTCGCTTTTGCTTTATAATTACCTTGTGCGACTGTGGTTTGGATAGTGGTTAAGGCGTCCTCCCACTTAACCCTTATATCTAAGGCGGTCTGAGCCATACCCTCTAAAACCTTTGCATATCCAGAACCGGGAGACTGAACGCCCGACGGTCTGGGATCTATTTGTCTTTGTGAGTCGTATCTTGGTAGGTTTGGCATATTAGTCTCCTATCTGTATCTGTATACGTTATCGTAAGAACCAACACTTCCAAAAGTTCCTTGTCTTGTAGTGTTTGTTCCCGTCATCATTCTACCTGTCATTATGGTTGAGAAAGCATTGGTAAATCCCCCAAATAAAGCCGCTCTTCCTTGACTTTTCGTCATACTTGCTGCAGATTGGGCTTGGAACTTGTTAATATTCAGATTATATTGTCCTATTGCTTGGTCATATTCTATCTGGGTAAGGTTGTCTAATAAAACTGCCATAGGTGAGCCGGATAAGGTTATTCCTGCTTTTGCTGTTCTCGCTGTTATTGTCCCGGCCATTCTCCTTTTCATTCTATCATATTGCTGAGACTCTATCTTTTTCTGGACATCTACCATCTCTGCTTGTTTTTGGTATAGTGAGGCGTTATATTGAGCGTGCCTCATTTGGGATATCCCCGATAAAACCTGTGTTCCTGCCATAGCGTAAACCGCAGCCATTACTGACATATTATCACCTCATATAAATAGGTAAGCCCCGCAGTCTGGGCGTGGTTGTCTACGGGGCGAGGATTTTCCGGCTTCTTGAATGGAGAATACCACAGTCCGGGCCAACCCAGCCAGCCCGTCAAGATTACAGCCATACTCTATATCCTCCTCTTGTCCCTATTTAGGTTGTCTTCTTGTTCCTCTATTTCCTGTTCCTCTTCCTGACCCGTCTCTTTTTCTTTGTCCTCCGCATGCACCTCTTGAACCTCTTCCTGCGTTGCCTCTTCTCATATGTCCTCCTTTCTGTTAATAGATGTTTTTATCAATTTGCCGGAATTATTTATCATAACTTGTCATCATTAAAGATATACTTAATAGTTCTATCGGTAGGGGGTCTTCGTTTGTTATCTCAACCTGAGACCCGTATTCATAGTTAGACGATAGTGGTATATTTGAGAGAATTCCCGTGTATAATGCTTCCGGAGTTCCCAATAATGTAGCAGGGTCTCGCCAAGAGACCTGTGTCGGGGTGTCGCCTACGCTAAACCCTCTATAGGAGTTGTTTAACTTAAACGCTACCTCATACACTCTCTGTTTCTTACCTTGTGCTGTTCCCTTAGGCGATGTCCCTTCTTTAGGAAGTGTTTTAATTGTTTGTGTATAGGGGAGACCTGCTCTGATTACGAAATAGTTATAGGCAAGGTCTATTGTCCCTGATGATACTACCTTGTCCGGGGAGTCAAGTCCGCCGTCAGCCAAGACCTTAACAGTCTCACCCTCTAAATGGTCTAACCCTGACAAGCCCTCAACAGATACGCCCCACTCTCCACCCTCGTAAGATGTATCGTCAAAGGATAGTTTAACCGTGCATAATGCTACTGTTGATGATGAGACCGTATCTATCTTTGCCTCACCGACTGTAACCCCGTCTGCGTCTATTGCTCTTATTCTTCTATTCTCATCGGCAGATGTAAACGCGGCTGAGGAGCTGGTTACTGTTATACTCCCGGCTGTTCCCGATAGTGATAGGTCTATTGTATGGTCGTAGGCATCGTATTCTAATGAGGAGTGCAGGTAGTTCATCTTATCTTGCCTGTCAGGCACTTCCATATTCTCAAACCTCTCCACATACCTGACAGTAGAGCCGTCTATGGTTCTCTGGACAATAATCCATACCTCATCATAGGCATCTTCTTGAGATGGAATTACGGCTATAGACTCATAAGTTCCTGCTGTAACCTGTCTTGACCAGCCCTGAACCTCTTGGTCAACTTCTCTTGTCATAGTGGCTAATGTCCCATCTGTTCTTACGCACCAGAGTATATTCTCCGGACTCTGCTGGTAATCCATATCTATAACACCTTCTCCGAGTATGTGAGGGGAGAGGATTGTCTTGTCTATGGATTTGTAGGTTTCAACTTCCCAAAAATAGAACAACTCCCTTAACTTCTTACCGAACCTTTGAACATAATAGAAGTAATTTCCTATTCTCTTGGGAACGATTTTTTCACTACCCCACGCCGTAGCCCTCTCTACTAAAACATTGGATGGGGTTATTGGTTCTCCCCCGCCATTTATAGTAAACTCACCGCCAAACGTCCCACATACTAAAGACTTTCCTGACACAAGCCAGTTTATCTCGTTAGACTCATTAGAGGCAAGTTGCAGGTTAAGTCCATCGTCATCCTCTGAGCCTGCTGTGAAGTCGTCATAGGTAAAGATTTGTGAACCCCATACCTTCTGCGGTTCATAGTCTGTTCTGGCAAAGTATAAGCGTCCTTCGTGGAATGTTACGCTTCCCGGATAACCTCTTACATCACTCCACGCCCCTTCTGCCCAGTCTGTAGTAGCGTCTGCTGAGGAGAGTGTTTGCATTACCTCGCACGTAGCATTAGTGGGTGAGATAACTGTCGATATCTTAACATAACCCTGAACACTACTTGATGTCCCTGCTATCTTCCAGTAAGAGTCTACGTGTCCTTTTGTGGTAGCACCTGAGGAGACGAAGGATACTGTAGATGATGTAGCGGACAAGGTTAAGGTTACGCCTGTCCCTGACGTTGCTGATGGGTTTATGGTTATGGTTGAGGTGTTGTCGTCTAAGAATGGCCCTGCTAAGAAATCAAAATCCTCAAAAGACCAGTCATCAGCCCCGCTACGGATAAGCTTCTTTACTCTATGGTCTGGGTGAGCGAAGTATATCGTATCGTTGAACTGTGCTATCTGAACGTCAAACAACTCATCTTCCTTATAAATGTGAGCCAGCTCGTAAACAGTACTGCTTGTCCCTACTAAGACCGACCCCCCGTCTGTGTAGAACCTGAAGTAACTATCCCCAAACTCTATGATATATGAGTCTGTTCTGGAGAAGATAAAGTTAAGTAGTCTTGTTCTTTTAGATGAGGTCTTGACTTCGGCTATGTATTCTGTCCCGGGAGTAGTGATTAGGGAGCCGTAAGGCCTGACGAGGAAGTTCTCTACTGTCTCACAGGCATAGTTGTATTGGGCTACGTCAACCCTGCCAAACAAAGGTGAGCCGATTTCACCTGCCGAGAATGAGTTTTGGGCTATATCTACTTTCAACAGTCAGTAAACGCTCCGTCTTTGGCGTTCTCCCAAGCATCGTCTTTAAGTTTTATCTTACGTCCTACTTGAGCATTCTCGCTTCTTGCCTTAGGTAAAGATACTCTTTCATACTTCTCAAGCATAGAGTTTGCCTTCTCTGATGAGTTTAATATCATAAATGCTATATCTGAGGCAAGTTTATCTGTAAACGCTTCTTTAAATGAGGCGGAATATGTAGATGGTGAGTCGTTGTAATAGACATACTTAATTCCTAAGCCTGAGGTGTCGGAGATAATATAATCCCCTTCAACATACCAGATAGAGTCCTCGTCGTTAGTGGAGAATATCCTGATAACATCTGAGGGGCGTTGGTAAACGTAGGTGTCATCGTCGTCTGACCAAGCTAAGGTTACGTCTACTTGGGCAAGTAACACTCTCTTAGTGGCAAAGTTCCACATTGTCTCGCTTAAAGCACTCTTTAAGGATATTGAATAGACTCTATTTATAGCCCTTGCGTTCTCGCTCTCGTCTGTTAGAGATGTAATTGGAGAAGCACCTACAAGTGTTAGGGCTTTGTTTGATATGGATACTTTACTCATCTTGCCTCCTTATAAAAGCGGGGGGACAAAGCCCCCCTTAAATCAAGTGTATTTTACAATCGTGGTGATTGTTCCGTTTGTCGGTGCAGTTGTATTTCATTGACACTCTATCTACTGATACTAACGCTCCTACTTCTGTTAATGAAGTGGCTGTCTTACCCTCACTGATAAACTTGTCGGCATCATCTGCGACACCAACGTTTATCGTAACTTCTGTCGGTACTATCGCTGCAGAGAAGTAAACCTCAACATCGGTTACCTTCTTGCCTGCAGGGATATTGGCAATAGCTATGGTGTCGGATGTGGTAATGACTCCTGAACCTACATCTTCCGATATAGTAAAGGTGTCAATCCAAACCTTCTCTACGGTTTTGATGTAACCATCATCCACGTAGTTGTCTCCGCTACCGCCTGCATCGACCTTGGTTAAGTTTGCTGATTTGTAACTTGCCATTCCTACTCCTCTCCCCTATAGGGATACGAGGGGTCGCCTATAGCTCCCCTCGCAGGTTTATCCTTCGTTAATTCTGACAATCCTATCTTCTTCCAACCTGACTGCACCTATGTTCAACTCATAGTAAATCTGCCAAGAGTAACTTAAGTCAGCTCTCTGGTCTGTCTTTACTAAGGGTTGAGCCGCCATAGCAAGAGCAAGGGCATACCTGTGATAAGCTAAGCCTATCAAGGTACTGTCGCCTGATGCTGAGGCAAGGCGTGTGGATACGATCCAGTTGAAGCCCATAAAGGAATTGATTTCGCCATTGACCAATGCTTTGACTGCTGCATAGTCAGCACTTGAAATCTGTTCCTGTTGCAGGGCTGAGGACAAGACTTCGGTATCAATGACTAAGAATCTGTCATCTCCCTCAACGTCATTGTCATCAAGAGACTTCTTAGCAGCTGCTATCCTTTCAAGTGTGAAAGATGATGCTGTCGCTGCTATTGAATCTGCTGTTGGTGCTGTTACGCTACCTGTCTCACCTGACTTTGCTGTTCCTGTAGCTGCAGAGATAATCACGTCGTCTATTTGACGGCCGATTGACCTTGCTGCTGCTATAGAGTAGGCGCTTTTTGGGTCAGAGATATACTTCAACTCATCGCCCCTGTCAAGCAATCTTGCGTCGTGGTAGTCAAGCATAGTCCCCATTCTACGAGCCAAGTTCGGGTCGTTGTTAGGAGTCTGTACGTTTCTACCACCCTTCGTTTCCATAGCCCAGCTTCCTATCTGGTCTTGGAAGAAGGTCTTGCCCTTTACGTTCGGTCTAAGGTAAACCGAATTGATGAGCTTGGAATATTTCTGCTGGGCAAGCTGCATAATATTCCTTCCGTACGCTTGTGCATACAGTTCACTTTGTGTGTCTGCCATTGTTCCTTCTCCTTTTAGGGTTCGATTGCCTCTCGGTCTCTCCCTTTCCTTCTTCGGGGCATCTCAGCTTGTCCGTAATCTTTTAGAGCTAAGGGGCTTCCTGCTTATCCTTTAGCCCTGTATATTGTGGCATAGAGACTATTAACATAATCAATAGCCTTCTGCCTTTCTGCGTGTGGTGCTTTATCGTTCATATATGGGTGGTTCTGGTCTGTTACTATCTTGTCTATCTCTTCCTGAGCCTGTTGAGGAGACATAGCGTAAGACTTATGCGTGAACTCACCTATCTTATTCTCTGCAAACTGCTTCCCTATACTTGCCAAGAACCTTACACCTCTTGGGTCTTTGGATAAGGTTGCCGTTAAGTAGTCGTTATCTTCTTTGTCTCTGGAGAACTTGTTTATGACTGTCTGCCCTAAGTCAACATTAGAGTCATAAGCATCTCCCCATTCCTGCATTATACTGTTTCTTACGTTGTTTATCGTCTGCTGGTGTTGTCTCTGGTAGTCTGATAAAGCGGATAAGGTTATCTCGCCATATCTCTTGTAGGCGTTCTTTGCCTGTTGTGGTGTCAGTCTAAGCTCGTGAGCCAGTTTCCTAAACGTCTGTTCGTCTAAGGTGACACCTTTTAAGTTGTCTGGTATCTCTAAGGGGTCAATCTCATATTTATCGGGTGAGTCGGGTATGCCGAAGGCTTTGGAGTAGACTTCCCACGCCCCTACGTCATCTTCTCCTTTAGGGACAGGGACTTTCTCGTGTCCCAACATCTTCTCAAGATCCTGATAACTTTTACCTAAACTCTTTAACCCGTCTACATCGTTTTTAAACTTCTGTATAGATGGAGACTTGCCTATGTCCCCCATCTGTTCACGCCAGCTTAATGTCTCATTTGGCGTTTCTGACGTTGTTAAGGTTGGTGTTTCTCCTTCAGTTGCCGTTGCGTCTTGGGTTTGGTCATTATCTTCGTGGGTGTCCAAATTATCCTGTACCATCATTCCTCCAATGTCATTACCCTGAGTATCTGCTCGGGGTTTAGTTTTAGTATCGACTTGATTGTCGCTACCACTTCACGTTTACCTGCGTTGATTAGACATAAGTCTCTGTCTGCCGGACTGTATATTGACTCGTACCATCCGCAAGCCCTCTCAAGATAGTCCATCACCTCCTTCCCTTGGGGGGAATCGAACAGCACGTGCATATTGCCTTTAAGTACTTTGACGTCGTCTATGGTCATATTAATACTCCTTTATCGCACTCTATTTCAAACTCATTAAGCATATGCAAATCCTCACGCTTACACCCTTCCACGTCTTTAGCGAGTAGGTTGATGTCTCCTGCGTTACCAAAGTCAATAACCTTAACCGTCTCGCCGTCTGTTAAGACGTTGTAAGCCATCAGGTCGTTATGCTTATATCCTTGTGAGTGTATGTAGTAGACAGCACTCTTAAGTTGTTCCAGTTCTTTGTAGTCCGGGTGGAGTAAGTGGTAGCCGTTGAAGTATTCCATAGTCATACAGGGCTTCTCTCCGTCGGTGGACAAGTCAAAGACCTTGATAATGTTCGGGTGGTCTAAGCGTCTGAGGATGTTGTATTCCTTCTCTACCGGCCCTGTCTTATAAATAACACCATCAGACAAGTAAACATTACCCTTGTTGCCTCTGTGTATCAGTTTCACTCAAATATCTCCTTAGACCTTGACATATCCTGCTCTGCCTTAGCAGCGTCCTTGGCTATACCTGCTCCTTCTTTAAGCATAGTCATTTGTTCTATCTGTTGTTGTTGTTCGGCTCTGGCCTGTCTGAGCTTCTCTATCTCCATATCATCTCTTAATACTCTTACCGGCGCTCCTGTTATTGACCAGACCTCGTCCACTGTCTTGTCTGTGTCAACCTTGTCAAGGGATTCTGGTGCGAACTGTGCTATTTGTCCTGTCATTGTTAAAGCTGTGACGAGGGAGTTAAGCTGACTTCTTTTTTGTGCTTGTGCAAGTTGTGATACATAGTCAATTTCGTAAGTCGGGTCGTCAATCAGTTCGGGTGGAGGCTCAGGCAAAGACCCTCTCCTAAACAGTATTCCGATAGTCCGGATAATGATAGGATTCAAGACCTCACCCATAAATCGTCCTACGGCTGGGCCTAAGAGTGTCATCTTCTCATTTATCCTTTCCATCACCTCTGGGTTGTTCATTTGTTTGGTTATATTTTCAAAGGCTAAGAATACGTCGTTATACATCAAGCTCCTTACCTTATTCGTGTAATACTCTACAGCCCCCATTCCTACATTAGTGTCGCCGTAGTTAGCAAAGGCGAATATATCCTTAGACGTGTCCATATCCCCTTTCTTGTAGAAGTTCACGGCTCTTGGGTTGGCGTTGAATGGCATTATAAAGGCGTTCTCTGGTAGGGCTATGGGCGGGTCTGTTCTTTTCATCATAGCTCTTAGGTTTGTTTTAGATATGGCGTTTAACATACGCGCGAAAGGCAGGGTTTTCATAGCCGGCGAGAATCCCCAGACAACGTTAGGCCTCTTGTCAAATCTATGTGTCATAGCGGGGAATTCGTTATACCCTCCCTCCTCCATTATCTTTTTATGGTCTCTGTCTATCCATATTGCCTCTATAGGCATATTACCCTTATCTGTTTTAGTTAGGTCTCTTACACTTCTTTTGCCTATGTAGAGTAGGAATTTGTATTTCTTATCGTCTCTTGTCTCTAAATCCTTTAACAAGTCGGGGTGAAGGTTATCTCTGCCCCAGCGAGATGCTGCCTGAAAGGCTGAATACTCAAAGTCTAAATAATATTCGGCTATTCGCCCTCTGGCATCCTCTACAATACAAACTTGGTTCAGGGGCAGATTATAAAAACGTGCGTTCTCCTCCTCATCTTCCTCTTCCATTAGACAACCTGTTCCGTATACTCCTGTTGATTTATATGTAGATATTATCTGGTGGTAGAAGTTACTCTTGTTTAGGGTATGTTCAACCTCCTCGCCAACCTCTTCTAAGAAGTTATTTACGGCTTTGTTTTCGGCGATTTTTGGGTCTTTGTGGCGTAGTCTGAACCATCTGCTTGTAGGTGGTGTTAGGTAGTTCATAAACCCTGATGCTAATATATCGGCTGCTTCAAGGGTGGTGGAGTCCCAGAGGTCGGTTACACTTAATTCTGCTCCGGGGGCGTAAGAGGAGTTGATGTCTGAGGCTTCTATGTAGAAATAATCTTTAAGCGTCTGCCAATACGACTCCCAGTTCCTTCTCCCCGATAATGCTTGGTCGTGCTTATCTATGATCTTCTCAACTTTCATTCTCTCCCCCTAAGCGTTTTATAAAGTGCATTTCTAAGGGCTTATACCCTATTCTTTCGTAGAACTTGATAAACTTGTGTGTGTATTTATTTATTAAACAGCCCATAATAAGGACGTTGAACCCTCTTCTTTTTAGCTCTTTTTCGGCTAATTTGTATATCTTTACCCCTAATCCCTTATACTCTGGCTGGATATACCAAAACATTTCCTGAAATATCTTATCCTCTCCTACTGGTGAGGGGACTTCATAACCCCCCAATAAACCAAAACACTTTCCATTTACGGCCAAGAGGGTGTTGTCTTTACAGGTGTCTATGGTTCTGTCTATGCTTATGTCCTCTAATTTTAATCCTGAGTTGGTCATAGACTCTTTGTAGAAGTCTATAATCATCTCCCTTACAGGTTCTCTGTATTTATCTGTATAAGGTTGTATCAATGTCCAAGTAAAGTTTTACGTGCTACGTTAGCTTCTGCTTGTATCCCCAATGGTGAATAACTTGGCGTTCTTTTAACTCTTGGTTTTGGCGTTGGTTTTTTGGTTGTGTCTTTTGAACTGGCAGATTCCATAGCACTTTTTAAATCCGAAACACTCCCCGTGCTTGGCACTCCAAAAGCCCTTTTTAATGTTGGAAATAGTGCCATATCAATGTCCTAATAGTGTTTTTCTTGCTACTTCCGCCTCTCCGCCTATCCCTAAGGGTGAGGTGAACATAGTCTGTTCTCTTTTCATAGCAAATTGTTTCTTCTTTTGTGCTTCTTTGGCTTTTAGTGATGCGTCTTCCATCTTTGGGGGTGGAGGCATCTCTGGCATTTGTGGTCTTTGTAAAGACTGATGCGCTAAGTATCCTGCTCCCCCGACAGCCGCTAATCCCGCTGCGGTTGCCGCACCTACACCTGTCGCCGCTGCTGTCCCAGTAGCAGCTGTTCCTATTCCTAAAGCGTGTCCTACTGCTGCAAATGCTGGCATAACACCCTCCTACCTTATCCCCGCAAGTCCGTAAAGACTTTCTTCCTGCGAGTAATTGTTAAAGTTTCTGTACTGCCTTGCTTGTTTTCTTTGAGTTTTATTTATAATGCTTACCGCCATAATAAGAGCGTCTGCTAAGTTAGGACTTAAGAATCCTTTCTTTCTCATCTCCTCTTTGGGGATAAGCATCTTTCTTCCGTCATTGGTGTAGCGGTATCTTATTGTTGTAAGTTCTTGAATTAACTCATCTTGGGTTAATTTAATAAATCCCTTATTTATCATATCTTTTAACTCAAATGCGTATTGGGTTCTGTGGTTGGCGTAGTCTTTGTTTTTGTCTCTGGATAAGGGAATGTTTCTGAATCCTTGAAAGTTTTTATCTTGTCCGTGGGTTAGGAAGTCTAACGGTCCTGCTCCTATTCCGTCCTCGTCTATGATACTGTCGTCTGAGTTTAGTCTTACCGACGTAGAGAGTATTCGTCCTGTGGTGTAGTCAAGGTCTTTCTTCTCCCATTGTTCCATGTGAATCGCCTGCCAGGTTGTGGCGGATAATTGCTGGATACATACTGTAGCGCACTTATCGTTACCATATCTGGCTATATCAAAACCCATAATCCTTAGACCATATCCATCGTGTAAAGCCACGTCTAAGTTCTTACTGGCGTTTAATTCGTTTAATGTAAATAGTAAGTCGTCCTCTTCCAGTTCCTCAAAAGAGTTTAGAACATACTGTTTGTAGTGGTTGGGTGATTCTGTCTCCATACGTCTTAAGTCGGCTATAAAGTCCGGGGGTAGGTTGTCCTCGTTGGCAAAAGTGTTTGCGGTTACGGTGTGATACTCCCCGTTAGTATAAATATATTCTCCCGTCTCTTGGTTGACCTCTTTTATCTCTGTGCCTTGTATAAACCTTTTCCATATCCAGTTCATACCCCTTGCGTTTGCTATGATACAGAGTTGTCTTATGGGTGAGGACTGTCGTCTTAACCTGTCTCTTAAGAATGTAAAGGTCTCGTCAGTTTCAAACTCCTCCGCCTGTTCAATGCCGACAAAAGATAGGTTGAGGTTTTTAAGGACATCCATTTCGCTCCCGTGCCTGAACATTATTACCGAGCCGTTTTTAAAATGATACTCTTTGTTGGAGTCGGGGACGCAGTTGAAGTATTTCTTAAAATCCTTCATTAAGGAGTCTCTAAGGTCTGTAAACTCTTTGCGGACTATAAGGGCAAGGGAGTCGGGATATTTTTCACAAAACTCCCACGCTTTTAAGAGAAGCATAAAAGTTTTCCCGGAGCCTATTGCGGCTATCATACAAGGAAATCTTTTTTCGCTACTCAGAAACTCCGCTTGATACTTCTTCAGTTCTACCAGTTTCAACTTTCGCTCCCGGATATACAACGACAATTTTGTTTTCTTGTCCACCCTCTAACTGGGTAGGCATATCTTTTTGAACCATAGCTAATGCAATTTTAATTTTGTTGGTTTCGGAGAAGCGATGGAAGTTGGTATTGAGATAGTCCCAGCACTTGCCGACAAAAAGTTGTTTTATGGATTTGTCTGAGGCGATCGATTTTTTGCCTTTGTTACCGATATGTGTTCGCATAGTATCCCTCTACATATA